CTTTCTCTTTCTGTTCTTGATTCTTCTCAAAGTTCTTACCAGCATTAGTTCCCAATAATGATTCATTACCTGACCCAATATTAACAGCACGTGATGATTTAGATATTTGTTGGAATGTCTCTTGAGTAACAATTTTGATTTCTGTAAATTTCAAACCCATAGTTGTAGATACTGGATATCCGTCTTCAAACATCTTAGTTGAATGAGCAACGTCCACACCAGTTAGAACACATGGTAAGAAATCATCATAGTGTTCTGCAATAAGACCTTCATATGTTATGTCAAAAAGATTTGGATAATTGAAATATGATTCTGCAGCTCCTTCTTTTTCAGCAGCTCCATAAGTGTCGGGTAACATTGCAGTCTTAAATGTCCATATGATATCTTCAACTGCTCTTGCTTCGTCTTGGTTTTTAGGATAGAATTCATAATCAAAACTATGACTTCTAAAATCCACACCCTCAAACATTTGTTCTTCCATAGGGTTCTTTGCCTTACCATACATGAAGTTAGATACTCCACCCGTGACACTATCTGCAAGTTTGGTTAATCCACTTTGAACCATTTCTTCGAATGCACTACCGAATTGTGCAGTTCCGTCTGCAATACCAGCGGCATTTCTAATGTTTGCACCAACTGCTATGGTACTCCATTTAACGTCTTGACTGAAATCTAATTCTGCAGGCACGTATAATGCAACTGCAACACTTTCATTTGATAATAGGTTCTTTCCATTATCACTACCACCACCTCCACCAAACATTCCAACTCCCTTACCTTCTCTTCTCTTTCTTGGTCTTGTCGTAAATACAATATAAGAGTCAAGTGACTCTATAGGATATTGTAAGTCTCTAGTTATGGTTAAAGGTACTTCTCTCGCAGCTTGTCTTGCAACGTTTGATGCATCTTGGTTTTTTTGCAACGAGGCACGTCTTTCATTTAAAAGATTTTCTGATTTTGCCTTTTCACTTGCAAGCATGTCTTTATCATATGTTCCTTTATATGATTTACCTTCGAGTTTTGACTGGATTCCTTTTAAAGATTTGACAGCACTGGACGCTTGGTTTACTTTGTCTAATAGTTTATTGATTGATGCCATTGATTCTGAACCTAAATACTTAAAATTATGATTACTAGTGTTATTTATGTCTAGAAAAAGTTATTCTGGCAAGTTTAAACCAAAGAACTATAAAAAATATAAGGGTGACCCCACCAAAATTATCTATCGTTCACTTTGGGAAAGAAGATTCATGGTCTATTGTGATAATAACCCTAGCATAATCGAATGGGGAAGTGAAGAAATCATTATACCATACAGAAGTCCAATAGACAAACGTGTTCATAGGTACTTTCCTGACTTTTATATCAAGTATGTCAATGCAAAAGGACAAGTTATACGGGAAATCATAGAAGTAAAACCCAAAAAACAGTTATCACCACCCAAAGAACCCAAAAGAAGGACTCAAAGATACCTAAAAGAGGTTGCAACTTACGTTGTTAACCAAGCAAAGTTCAAAGCAGCTAATGAATTCTGTCACGATAGGAAATATGGATTCAGAATTCTTACAGAAGACCACTTAGTCAAATGAAAAAACTAATTGCATTCGATTTAGACGGGGTTTTAATTGATTCAATACGAAATATGAACCTGAGTTGGGACATTGTAAGAGACAAACATAGTGTTGAAGTGCCTTTTGAAGAATATGCAAGTCATATCGGTAAACCATTTCCTGACATTCTCACTGCATGTGGTATAATAGACAATCAACGTGCAATCAAAGAGACCTATGACGAGGCAAGTTCTATGTGTCTTGACGAAGTTACCATATATGAAGGTACGATAGACACACTAGATTGGTTAAAAAGGAATGGATTTAAGATTGCAATCTGTACTTCCAAAGATATGAAGAGAGTTAGGAAAGTAATTGCAAGTCTTATCTTAGAAGGAAAGAAATTTCCTGAATTTGATTATGTCTGTTCACCGAAACAAGGGTTGAGAGGGAAACCAGCTCCTGACCAACTACTAAATACAATTGCACACTGTAATGTAGACCCACATGAAACATTCTATGTAGGTGATATGGAATCAGATTATCATTGTGCAAATAGAGCAGGTGTGGATTTTATACATGCAAGTTATGGTTATGGAGAATTTGAGTGCAGTCTGAAGATACAGTCTATAAAAGCAATAAAAGAGTTGTTGGACTAATACCAGCAAGATACGAATCTTCAAGATTTGAAGGTAAACCTCTGGCTTCCATACTCGGAACTCCCATGATTCAGAGAACTTACAATCAGGCAATACAATCAAAACGACTTTCAAGTGTTATAGTGTTAACTGATAATAGTGATATTTATGACTTCTGTTTATCCATGCGCATGAAGTGTTTGATTGTTAATGGTGATTGTTTTACTGGAACAGATAGGTGTGCAAAGGCAATTAAAGATATCGAAGGAGATGTCTTTGTTAATATACAAGGAGATGAACCCCTGATTAACCCTGAAGCTATTGACAAATTAGTAGAGTCTCATACACTAGGTAGTGTATCTAATGCATATGTTGAACTTAATTTCTATTCTGAAAAACGACATGATAACAATGTAGTCAAAGTAGTGACGGACACATATGATAATGCACTATATTATTCACGACTAAGTATACCATACGTGCAAAAGGAAGAGACAATTGTTAAACAACAATTAGGTCTCTATGCATTTAACAGAGAGTTCTTAGAAATCTTTCCCACACTCCCAATTGGGGATTTAGAGAAAAGTGAATCGGTAGAAATGTTTAGATTTACAGAGAATGGATATAAAGTTAGAATGATAAAAGTTGAAGACGAGGGATACTCGGTAGACACACTTGAAGACTTGAAACGAGTTGAAGAAATAATTAGGAGAAATACACAATGACCCCACTAATAATGTTAGAAAAACAAAGTGATTACGATAAGATTGAAACCATATTCAATGAAATCAGATTGAAATCTAAACCCAAACTAATGACGTTTGGAGATGTATTAGATTTACCTGAAAAACATTGGAAGAGTATAGTTAATAATATGTATCAATACGGAAGGGGTATGTGTAATTATGCAGACTTAGAACCATGGAAAGTTGATACTAATGAAAAGAACATGAAAAGATTAGAGTCTAGTGGAGACAATGCGTTCTTTCATGCAAGTAAATGTAGATATCTTGTAGACACTTGGAAAGAAGAAGGTTGGTATTCTTGTCCCCAAGGTGTGGTAAGAGGCACTGAAGATATCTTCTTTCACCCAGGCTCTATTAGACAATATGCAATGGTCTTAGGTGATATGAGAGAACAAGAGATTTTCTTATGGGATTGTGGAGAGACAGAACTGTTTCCCGAACATGAGATAATTGATTATGAAACATGGAAAGATAAGTTCAAAGTTGATAGACCTCAATGGATTGATATTAGAGGCATGCCTGAACATGGTTCACTAAAGGGTGGTTTCACAGAAGAACCTCTCTTAGAATGGCATGTAGATGAAGATAGACCAAACTATTATAAGACAGCACAACGTATTCAATCTGAAATCTTTAACTTCAAAAAACCTAGACTATTTGGTGTTGCAGAAACTAACAAGATTGAAGAAGCTTTCTCTATGGATAATACAGAATGTTTGAATATTCATATGAAAAATAACGAGATATTTCTACTTGAAGATTTCAAACATATCTTCAACATACCCTATGAAGAAAAGATATGGGAATGTGACAAATTTAAAGTGATAAAAACTTTCTAAAAACATAAATAATAGACAATGACTAGTCTATTTGAAAAACTTGATAATGAATCTCCAGCAGAATTGCAAAGGAGAAGTCTAGACAGTCTTGATTGGTTTAGAAATAATGTAAGAGACATTAGAATTAGACAAGACCAAGCACTAAGAGAAGGTGAAGTAGTCACCACTTTAGAGTTAGGTAAAATGTATATGTATTATTATGATGCATTACATAAGGACACTCTACCATATTTTGATAAGTTTCCCTTAGTGGTTCCTATTAGAAAATATGCAACAGGGTTCATAGGTCTTAACTTACATTACATTGCACCTCGTTATAGAATGATTCTATTAAACGAAATGTTTGAGTATTTAAACAACACAAACATGGACGAATCTACGAGGTTTAGAATGACTTACGATTTGTTGAAATCTGTATCTCGATTGAAATACTTTAGACCTTGTTTAAAGGAGTATCTCTACAGTCAAATCAGAAGTCAATTCAGTTTAGTCCCCTCTCAATATTGGGAACTGGTTGCAATGTTGCCGATGCAAAAATTTACAGTGAATGCCAATACAGTGTATTCAGAAAGTAGAAGGAAATTTACATGACAGAAATAAATCAATTACTATCACACTTTGACCAAGGTGCAAGAGCTAACAGATTCAATGTAGCAATTACTAACATACCATTTACTGGTATTAAAATGCCAGAAGGTCATAATTTTAGATGCACATCTGCAACCTTGCCTGGAATAACATTAGGAACAAACACTGAAGATACAGGTTGGTCGGGTAGTAGAGAAATCCCTGATGGAACAATAGACTATGGAGATTCTATTACTTTAGAGTTTATATGCACCAGTAGTTTCTTAGATAGA